AATGCCAGGCCCGCTGCACGTGCCGCTGGACCGGCCCACCCCGAGCCACCGGCGAGGCCGCCGACCGCGACGCCATGCGCCACGCGATAGACCCAGGCGAATGGCACAGCTGACCGACCGCCACAGCGAGCTGCGCCGCCGCGCGTGGCGCAGCTGGGAAGGCGCCCGCACCCCCCTGCGCATCCCCGCAGAAAACGCCGCCTGCTGGGCCGCAGTCGCCGCCGGCGCCGGCAGCGTCAGACAAGTAGCCGCCGCGCTCGGCAGCCGCGACCTGCAGGGCACCTGGAAGCTGATACGCCGCACCGCCGAGCTGGGCCTGATCACCTCCCACCCCCGAACCGCCGGCACCATCAGAACCGCCGTGCACGTCACCGCCCACAGCCCCCGGTAGGCGTACCATCCCCCCATGGCCGCCAAACGACCCGAGGCCGGCCGCCCACCCCGGCTGACCGAAATCGTCAGATACGACGAACAGGTGGACGACGACGGCGGCCCCATCATCGTGCCAGTGACCCTGGCCGAACAGGTCGTGGAACGAATCCGCACCGGGCTAGACCTGAACGACGCCGCCGCCAGTTCGAACATCACCCGCCAAACGATTTGGAACTGGCGCCGCAAAGGCGCGCTAGCCCGAGCACGCCGAGCGCAGGGCAAGGCCGCACGCCTCCCCGACGCCGACGCGTACGTGCAATTCGTTGACGCCTTAGAAAGGGCCGAGGCCGAGGCCGAGCTGACCCGCCTGCAGGTGATCGAAGGCGCCGCCATGGGCGGGTTCAAAACGACCCGCACGGTGATCACCTACGGCCCCGACGGCAGCGTGGTCGGCCGGGTGGTGACCGAGGAAACGGTGCTGCCGAACTGGCTGCCCGCCGCCTGGTGGCTGGAACGCCGCCGGCCCGCCAAATACGTGCGCCCGAGCGCAGCTACGCCGTCGCCGCAGTACGTGCCCGACGACGGCCTGGACGACGAACGGGCCGAGGGGCTGCTGGCCGAAATTGAATCGTTCCTGGCCGACGCGACGCCGAGCGCAGACTGATGCCGACCGACCCGCCCCGTTTCGAGCAGCACAGCGGGCACGCCCCGTCGGTGCGCCGCGTGACCGATTACGGCTGGCTGACCGACCAGGTGCACCTGCTGCTGGAAGCGCACGTACATGACCTGGACGACCCGACCGCCGAGGGGCGTGACGCCATCAGGGCGGCTGTCGCTGCCGGCGCCGACCGTTTCCTGGGCGACGACGCCCTGACCGAGGGGGACTGATGACCGCTGCACAGGCAATCGTGACCGGGATAGTGCTGCTGCTGCTCGCGCTGCTCGCCGGCGTGGTGTGGGATGACCCGCAGCCCGAGCTGCGCACCGAGGTGTTCATGGGCGCCACGGCCACCTCGGGGCTGTCGTTCCTGACCGCCGGCCTGGCGAAACTGCTGGTGCGCTGATGCGGCTGCTGGCCGCCGGCCTGTTCGCGGCAGCGGCGTTCGCCTATACGTGGCTGTGGGTGCACCTGCGGAACCGGGAGCTGGGCCGCACCGACCGACGCCACCCAGCTCGCTGACCGATGCCCGAGCGGGCGCGGGACCCCGCCGAGCAGCGGCAGGCGCAGCGTGCCCTGATCGTCGCGCTGCGCCGCATGGAACCCGCGCAACGCCAGCAGTTCGTGGCGGCGCTGCCCCGCGAGGACCGGCAGCTGGTGGAACGGGCGATGGCGCACCTGCAGGCCGCCGGCTGGCGTGCGCACCCGCTCGCGATGGCGGTGCACCTGGAACCCGAACGGTGGCAGCCGTTCCGCTACGCCACGGTGCTGTCAAAGGCGCTGGCGGGGGCGTTCACCGGCGCCGCTGACCCCCGGCAAATCTGGAATATCCCCAGCCAGTATGGGAAAACGTCGCTGATCGGGCTGTGGGGCGTGGTGTGGGCGCTGGATTACGACCCGACCCTGCGCCTGATGTTCGTGACCTATGACGACAATAAGGCGAAAGGCGTGGCCGGCGACTGCCGCGACCTGGTGGATAAACACCGGGACCAGCTGCGCTTTCGGCTGCGCCCCGACCGGCGAGCCCGAGGCGAATGGCGCACCGATCAGGGCGGCGGCCTGTACGGCGTCGGGGTAAACGGCGCGATCACCGGCTACCCGGCCGACGCGATCCTGGCTGACGACCTGATGAAAGGCTGGGAGGAAGCGCACAGCGAAACCCAGCGCGAGCACACCTGGGCGATTTGGCGCACCCAGGTGCGGCTGCGCGTCCAGTCGGGCGCTGACCCGATCATCGTGGCCGGCACCCGCTGGCACGACGACGACCCGACCGGGAAGCTGCTGCGCGCCGCCGACGCCGACCCGACCGCCGACCAGTGGCAGCACCTGCGCATGCCGGCGATAGCCGAACCGCACGACCCGACGAACGCCGACCCGTCGCTGCGAGCCCCCGACCCGCTGGACCGCGAGCTGGGCGAGGTGCTGGAACCGTTGCGGTTCGACGCCCCCGAGGTGCACGCCCGCGCGGTCGGCATGGGTTCGTATCTGGCAGCGGCGCTGGAACAGCAGCGGCCCGCCCCGGAGGAAGGGAACATAGTCAAGCGGGCGTGGTTCCGGCTGGAATCGCAGCTGCCCGCCTCGGCTGACCAGTGGCTGTCCAGCTGGGATATGAAGCTGAAAGACACCGAGCAGGGCGATTTCGTGGTGGGCCAGGTGTGGGCGCGCGTGGGGGCCGAGCTGTGGCTGTGCGATCAGCTGCGGGGCCAATGGGGCGAGGAAATGACGGCGGTGGCGATGGCGCTGCTGCAGGTGCGCTGGCCGCAGGTGCGAGCGCACCACGTGGAATTCACCGGGAACGCCCCCGAGGTTATGAAAGCCCTGCGCTACCCCATCAGCGACTGGGAACTGGACCCCGAGCTGGGCGACCGCCTCGCGATGACCCCCGCCGAGCGGGACGCGGTGACCGAGCTGCGCCGGCGTGGACTGCCGGGCCTGCTGCGATCCACCCCCGAGGGTTCAAAGGCGGTGCGCATGCGCGCCCAGGTCCCCTACCTGGAAGCGGGGAACGTGCACGTGCTCGCGACCGCCAGCTGGCTGGACGGGTATCTGGCCGAAATGGCGATGTTCCCGAACGGCCGCTATGACGACCAGGTGGACGCCACCAGCCAGGCAATCGGGAAGCTAGTCAGCGGCCCCGCGACCGCGACCGGCCCGCCGCAGGGGGCGCTGCCGGTGGCCCGCCAGTCGGCTGGGGGACCAGCTGCGGGACGGTTAGGCCGGGCGGGGCTGTCATCCTCGCCGCTGCTGCCGCGACGCGGGGGGCCAGGTATTCGACCACGGTAGGCGCCGGGACCATGAACGTGAGCCGGCCGAACGTGGTGTGGAACGTGAACGCCAGCATGGACTGCTCGCCGCCGGCGCCGGTGACGGTGACCACCTCGGCGTCAATGGACAGCGCCGACAGCGCGCCGACGGGCAGCGCCTGCTGCGGCTGCCGGTAGCCGCCTGGCCCCTGCAGCTGCGAAAGGTCTACGGGCACGCGGTTACCAGTCCATTCCTGCGAGCTGGGCGAGCGCGCGGGCGGCGAGGACGACGACGGCCGCCGAAAGGATCAGCAGGGCGGCGAGGATCAGCAGCTGCACCGGGAGGGGCCACCGGTCGGCGCCTGACCATTCGGGGTGTTCGCCGGGCCGGTCGGGACGCCTGACGATTCGCACGCCGGTCACCCGCCGCCGCCGCACCCGCCGCACCCGCCGCCTTTACGGGTGACGGTGAATGACCCCGACTGGACCCTGACCCGCCAGGTGCTGCGCCCCGATTTCTGGCAGGCCACCACGGTGTCGTCGGTGTGCACGGTGCCCGAGCTGTCCCCGATTTCTATTCGGTTCCGCCTGACCAGCACCTGCACGTCGGCCCAGCTGGCGCCGGGCCGGCCGTCGGCGTGGACAAACTGAACGTCAGCCTGCGCGAGCAGCGGTGTCTGTGCGGCCATGCGCCGACCCTACGCCGGTTCGGGCGGCCGGGTGGTGATCAGCAGGCCATGCTCGGGGCATATGAACGCCCAGCTGGGCGGGTCGCCGGCGCGGCGCACCCAGGGGACCACGCGGCTGCAGAACAGGCAGGGGGCCAGGCAGTCGCGGGGCGCCGGCACCCCGCCATTCTGCGGCGATGGTCCACAGTCAATGGACCATGGACCATGGACTAAGCCACGGCGATCAGCCGGTGGGCGTGCTGCCAGCACCAGGCCAGGTCAATGACCCAGCAGCCCCCGCCGGGGACCTGGTGCAGGCCGACGTGGTGCAGTTCGGCCATCACCTGCGGGGCGCGCTGCAGCCGGCCGGCGGTGCGCTCGCCGGGCTGCACGACCAGCAGCCCCTGCCAGGGGCCGGCCAGTTCGCTGATCCAGTCGGCCAGCTCGCAGCAGCTGTCGCTGGTGGCGCCGAGGTGGTGCAACGCGCGCCACAGGGCGGCGACGGCGACGTGGCGGGGCGCCCATAGGCGGCGAGAGCCTGACCCCGACCCGGTGGGCACGTCGGGGAACAGTCCCGCGCGGTGCCAGTAGTCCAGCTGTCTGAACGTGACACCAGCGCGCTCGCACACCTGGACGGTGGACAAAGGGCTGGTCATAGCATCACCCTACCCCCGGTAGGTCGTTCGGCCTATGATGGTCGAATCCTGTTTACCCCGAGCATGGAAAGGTTCACCTGATGGAAACCGCGATGGCCGCCGCCGGCCTGCTCGCCGCGTGGGCGGCGTACAGCTACTGGAAGGCGGGCCGATGACCCGCACCGTGGCGATAGCCGGCTACCCCGGCGGCCCGTTCGAACTGGAAGCGCACGAACCGCTGGCCGTGGTGGCCGACCGCCTCGGCACCGGTGTCATTGCCACGCTGTCGCCTGACCGCCTCGGGCTGCCCGAGCTGGGCGTGGACGCCGACTGGCTGGCCGACCTGCCCTACGCCGACCTGGGCGACCTGGTGGTGGACCTGCCGGGAGGCGGGCGGCTGATCGTGCCCGCCGAGCTGCGCCGCCACGTGGAAATCGTGCAGGTGCGCCCCGAGCCCGAGCACCGGTGCACGGCGACCCTGGACGGGCAGCGGTGCGCGCTGCGGGCCGGCCATGACAGCCCGCACGCCGCCCACCCGATGCTGGACGACGACGGCGAACCGGTGGACCTGCCGCCGCGCCCTGGGAGTCACGTGGTGAGGGACAGCTACGGCGAACTGGTCGTGACCACCGACCCGCCCCCGGTTTCGGAACTGCCGCGGCGCTGCCCGGCGCTGACCATCACCCCGGCCGGCCCTGTTCGCTGCACCCGCCCGTCGGGCCACAGCGGCAGCCACGGCCACGCCGACGTGGTGGGATTCACGTGGTGAGGGACAGCGACGTGATGGGCGCCGGCGTGCACCAGCGGTGGTGGGTGACCAGCGACGACGGCACGGTGGCCGCGGTCACCTACTGGATCGTGCACCCGCCCGAGCTGACCGGCATAGACCTGCCGCCGGCCACCTGGTCGGGGCTGGGCATTCACCGCCTCGCCGCCGACACCGACCCCGAGGCGTACAGCTGCCCGTACCTGGGCGACCGGCCGTGCCGCAGCGAACTGGCGGGGACGATGGGCCAGGCGCACCTCGGCGCGCAGCTGTTCGCCGGCGGCCCCGAGGCGATTTGGTCGTGGCTGGAACGCCAGCTGCAGGCGCTGGGGGTGACCCAGTGACCGGCCCGGTGGGCGAATGGCGGCTGGTGTTCGTGGACTGCGAAACGACGGGGCTGGACCCCGAGCTGCACGACATATGGGAAGTCTCGGCGTGGGAGGCGTGGCCCGAGGCCGGCGGGGGGTATTCGCTGGACGCCTACGGGCCGCGCACCTGGCAGCTGCCCGTCCCCGAGGCGAAAGCGGCGCAGGCCGATCCCCGCGCGCTAGATATCGGCGGCTACTGGCAGCGCCGCTGGCGGCCGTCAGACAGCCCGGCGAGCGGTTCCCCGTCGGCGCTGCTGCCCGAGCTGGGATACCTGGACGGTTACGACGGCCAGGTAGTGCACCCGGCCCGAATGCGGGCGTGGTGCGAGGTGTTCACCCGGCTGACGTGGGGCGCCCTGCTGGTCGGGGTGGTGGTGTCGTTCGACGCTGACCGCCTCGGGCGGCTGCTGCGCTCGCATGGCATCCCGCCCGGCTGGCACTATCACCTGCTGGACGTGGAAACGTTCGCCGCCGGCCGGCTGCAACAGCGGCCACCGTGGCGGTCACGTGAGCTGTCCGAACGGTTCGGGGTGGACCCGGCCGGCTACGCCGAGCACACCGCCTCGGGCGACGTGCGCTGGTCGGCTGACCTGTTCATGGCTGTGCTGGGGCTGGACAGCTGATGGACGCCTACCCCGAGGCGCCGCTGACGTACTGGCGGCTGCGGGTCCCGCTGCTGCAGGTCGCCCTGTGGATGCTGACGTGCGCGCTGGTCGCGCTGCTGATCGTGACGGCGTGGCGGCTGCGGTTCCCGCCGAATCCCGAGCAGCTGCGCCGGTATCAGGGTGTGGAATGGGGGGGCGACACCTGTTACGTGGACGACGACGGCGTGCTGTTCTGCGAGGGAGGGGGGCCGCAATGAACACCGAGCTGGTGGTGACCATGCTGGGGGTGTGCCCCGGCTGCCAGCGCGCGGCGATGCGGCAGGGCGCCCCGATTCCCTGGTGCACCTGGACGCTGGGCGACCCCGACGGCTACTGGCGCATGCGCTGCGAACGCCACGGCCTGCACCAGACCCGCATGGACTATCCGCCGGGCGCCGAGCTGTTCGCGCCCGCCGGCGAGGGTGTCTGATGCTGCTGCTGGTCCGCGGCGAGCGGCTGCCGACCCTGCACCTGGTCACCAGCTGGGGCAGCACGCTGTGCAATCGTGACTGCTGGTGGCAGGACGGCGAGCTGATGCTGGGCCGTAAGGCGGAATGGCACAGCCGGCAGGAACGGAACGTGGCGCACTACGTAGGCCCGACCGAGGGGCACGTGGACGGCCTGAAAGTGTGCGAGCGGTGCCTGGCCCGCTGGCGGTGGGAGGCGGCCGAGCTGGACGGCATGCTGCAGGCGACCGGGCAGCTGTACGGGGTGCCCGGCTGATGGCGCTGCGAGCCCGCGACGTGGGCCTGGGCGAGGCGGTGGCCCGCTGCCCGCTGTGCGGGCTGCTGTTCCAGGTGTCGGTGCGCAGCGAGATTCTGCAGCCCGCCGACCCGCCGGTAGGGCAGGCGTGCCGGGTGATCCTGACGCCGACGCCGGCGGTGCACGTATGCCTGGAAACCCGTTTCCTGCCGATCCCGCAGGGCGCCGGCTGATGGGCTGGGGCGAACCGCAGGGCGAGCCCGACGCCGGCCGACTGGACGCCGACGCCATCGCGGCCCGCCGCGCCGAGCCGGGCCGGTTCACCCGCGACACGGCGCTGCGGTGGCCGTGCGACTGCGGGCACCTCGCCGGCCATCACCTGCCGGCGCCGTTCATGCCGTGCGGCCGCTGCGACTGCGCCGGCGTGCAGCTGGGCCTGGTGGACCTAAGCGGGCACGCGGTCCCTGACATTGGCGGCGGCCCGCCGGTAGCGTCGCGGGATGCGAAACGACCGTGACCCCGTTGTCATCGCGCCCGCGCACCAGCAGCCCTGGCAGGGACCCTGCCGAACGGGGGGCCATTGACGGCCCTGGCCGCGGTGATCGCGGCCACCCTGACGTTCCTGCCCCTGCAGCAGCCCACCGACCTACCCGCACCACCCGCACCACCGCCGGCCGCCGAGGCCGAGCAGACTGCACCGGCCCCCGACTACGCCGCAGTCACCCGCCTGGTCCTGCTGGACCAGGCCGCCATGGCCGGCGACACCGCTGCCGCCGAGCAGCTGGTGCGCCTGTTCTGGCATCCCGACGACGACAAGGCGGTGCAGATAGCCCGCCGCGAATCGGGGCTGCGGTGCAACGCCCGCAACCCGCGCAGCAGCGCCAGCGGCCTGTTCCAAACGCTGCAGCTGCACGCCCCCCGCGCGCAGCGCATGGGGCTGTCGTGGGGCCAGGTGCAGTCCAGCTGCCTGGCGAACATCGCGGTGGCCCGAGCCCTGTACGCCGAGCAGGGATGGCGCCCCTGGCGCCTGTAGCCCGATGACCACCACGGCCGAGGTGCTGGCCCTGGGCGGGCAGGTATTCCGCGCCGAGGTGCTGGTGCTGTGGCTGGGCCTGCCGAACCCGATGCTGGACGACGACGTGCCCGGCGAGCTGCTGGGCGCCGAGGCCGGCCGCGACCGCGTAGCGGCCCTGCTCGCCGCGCTGGCCGAGGGGGTGGTGCTGTGACAGCCGAGGTGGACCTGGCGGTGGACGCGCTGGCCGTCGCGCGGCTGACCCGGCTGGTGGTGGCTGACACCATCACCACCGGGCCGCGTGACGCGGTGATCAGGTGGGCCTACGCCCGAGCTGGGCGCGCCGGCGAGCTGGGCGACCGCGAGGAATGGGCGAGCCCGGCCGAGGTGGTGAACCTGGACCGGCACCCGCCGAAACTGGCGCGGCTGATCACCTGCCCCTGGTGCGCCGGGGTGTGGGTCGGCGCCGGCGTCGTCGTGGTGCGCGCGGTGGCACCTCGGGCGTGGCGGCCGGTGGCCCGCATGCTGGCTGTCAGCGAGGCCGCGGGGCTGCTCGCCGGGTGGGAAGGGTGACGCCGGGCGCCCGGTTCGTGGCCCTGTACGGCGGGGTGTTCATGGTCGCGGCGTGCACCGAGGCGTTCGAACGGGGCGCCGGCCGCCGGTTCCCCGCGTGGGATCGGTTCGTGGTGCAGCTGGTCGTGGCCGTCGGTGTCGTGCTCGCCGGGGTGTACGCCATCACCCTGGCGTTCCTGCTGTGGGGCCGGTGGGGCTGATGGCCGAGCCGAGCGAGGCGGTGCGCCGAGAGCTGTGGGCGTCCCGGCAGGCCGAGGCGATGGCCCGCCTGGCAGCGGTGCGCAGCTACCTGGACGCGATCCTGGTGGGCGCGCAGACACCGAAACCGGGGGACCTGGCCCGAGCGTCGGGGCTGCTGCTGTACGCCGCCGGCGCGCTGATTGACGCCGACCAGCTGGGGGAACCTTCCCCGCAGCTGGACGTGCCCCTGCCCGAACCCCCGGCCGGATAGCGTCCCGAACGACACCGACGAAAGGAACCCCGCATGACTGGAATCGACCCCGAGGCGATGGCGAAAGCGGTAGAGGGAGGCGCCGCATTCACCGAGCAGCAGCAGGCGCAGGCGGCAGCCGAGGCGCAGGCCGAGGCCGAGCGCGTCGCCGCGCACGAAGCTGCGAACCCGACGCTGCCGACGGTGGACAAGTTCCGCGAGGCCGGCGGCTATCTGCTGATGGACCCGCAATGGACGGTGGCCGAGGGGTTCGGGAAAACGGGCGCCGAGGCGAACACCCCCGAGGCCCGCACCGAGCTGATCGAAGGCCGCATCGCTGACGGGCTGACCGCAGCGTGGGATTCCGACGGGCTGAACCCGCTGCCGCTGACGCCGGCCGGCCAGGCGCACCTGCAGGGGTTCGCCGGCGCCGAGCGTCGCGAGGAAGCCCTGCGCATGGGCCTGGACGCCGCGACCTACGGCGCCAGTTCGCTCGGCGTGAACCTCGCCTGGCACGCCGCCTGACCGTCCCCAGCTCGCCCGGCTAGTTCGCCTCGCCGGGCGCCCTGACACCGAGGCCCACCCGCCGGGGCTGGTGTCGGGGGTGGGCGCCCCTGCTGTCTGGCCGTGATGGCCGTGCAGCGGGGGCGGCCCACCGATCACCCCTGCGCTGCACGGCGCCGCATAAGGTTCCGCCCGGTGGCGCGCCGAGGGGACCAGGAACCGACACGACGGCCCGCTATCGCGGCCGCGGCGCAGCGAATCAATCTGGCCGACCGGCGGGAGGCGGCCAAATACGCGGTAAAGCCGCAGTCATGGCACCCCGACGCGTGGGATGCGTTCGACGAGGTGCCCGAGGTGGGCGAATCGCTGACCTACCGGGCCGACCAGCTCGCGAAACTGCGCCTGTACGCCGCCGTCGCGAACCCCGACGACCCCGAGGGTGACCCGATCCCGCTGACCGACGAACGGGCAGCGTGCCCGCCGGCGGTGCAGGCAGCGGCGTCGGCCGAGGTGGCCCGGCTGCGCACCCCGATGGGCGGGCAGGCCGAGATTCTGCGCCGGTACAGCCTGAACATTGACGTGGCCGGCGACCTGTGGCTGGTCGGGTTCGCTGCCCGCGAGCCCCGAGGCGACGGCGACCCAGGCGAGCCCGAATGCTGGAACATTCACAGCACCGACGAAATCCGCGAGGAAGGCGGCGAATTCACGGTGCTGGACCGGCCCGGCGACACCACCGGCCGGAAGCTGACCGCCGACGATTTCTGCAGCCGAATCTGGCGGCCGCATCCCCGCTGGGCGCTGCTGCCCTGGTCGCCGCTGTACCACCTGCGCACCGACAGCCGGGTGGTCATCACCCTGAATCAGCAGGTGATCAGCGAGAGCCTTAGCACCCAGCCGGCCGGCATTCTGCTGGTCCCGAACGAAATCGAATTCAAATGGCCGAAAGGGATCACCCCGCCCGAGGATGACCCGACGGCCGACCCGTTCATGGCGATTCTGGAACAGGCGATTATGGCGGCGGTGGCGTCGTTCGGTGACGCCGCCTCGCAGTTCCCGCTGGTGATCCGCGGCGCGGCCGAGCACCTGAAACCCGACGTGCTGCGCCACCTTTCGCTGGCCCGCACGCCCGACACGAACACCGAGGATCGGATACGGGCGAGGGTGGAACGCATCGCGAGGGGCCTGCCGCTGCCGGTGGAGAAAGTGATGGGCCACCAGCAGACCACCTACGCGAACGCGTACCAGGTGGACCGGGACGAATTCACCGACTACCTGCAGCCGACCGCCGACGCGATGATGACGACGCTGGGGTATGTATTCCTGACGCCGCACCTGCACGAAAACGAGGCGGTGACCGACGGGTGGGCCGACCGCATCGTGCTCGGGTACGACGCCAGCACCCTGTTCAGCGACCCCGACCCGGCCGACAGCGCCGATTTCGGGCTGCGCGAGGGTGTCGTGCGGCCGGCGAGCTGGCGCGCGGCGAAAGGCTGGACCGAGGACGACGCCCCCGACCCGCTGGAACTGCTCGCCCGCCTCGGGTTCAACCGGGGTGCGGTGGACCCGGCGATGACCGCCGAGCTGCTGGCCGACGCCGCCGCCGCCGCCGGCCTGGACCTGACCCCCGCCGAGGCGCAGGCGATGGCCGAGGCGTCACCCGCCGAGGCCGCGGTGCTGGCCGTGGTGTGGCAGGCGGCCCGAGCGCGTGGGATGCCGCCGCCGGGGATTAGGCCCCGCCCGGTACGGGCACGCCAGGCCGGGGCCGTGGAAGTCACCAGCAGCCCCGTAGCCCTGACGGCGGGGACACCCCGCCCCCTGCCGCTGGCTGACGCCGGCGCCCGCCTGACAGCGATTGACCGGGACCTGCGAGCCCGGCTGGTCGCCGCGGCTGACAGCGCCATGGGCCGCGTGCTGGAAAAGGCGGGGAATCAGCTGCGGAACGTGGCCCGCAAACATCAGGTGACCGCCGCGCTGTCGTGCCCCCCCGATCAGGTGGCGGGGCTGCTCGGCAGGGGGCTGGTCGCCGCGGCCGGCGCCGACGTGCTGGACGAACCGGCGGTGTGGGAACCGTACCGGCGGCAGTTCATGGCGTGGGGCGACCGAGCGCAGGGCGAGGCCCGAGAGCTGGCCGGCCGGGTGGCCGGGGGGTTCACCAGCTCGCAGCGGTCGGCGCTGCAGCTACGCCAGGCCGACGATTTGGACACCGCCTGGAAATGGCTGCAGGGCCAAATGGGTGCGCTGTCAAAGGCGCAGCTGTTCGACCCGACGGGGATACCGCACGACCCGCTGGGCGAATTCGACCCGACCAGCCGGGTGCCGACGGGGCTGCTGCGGCAGGCGCTGGCGATAGCCGGCGGGTCACCGCTGCAGGTGCTGCACGGCGAGCAGCCGGCGGGGACACCGCAGCACCTGGGCGAGGCGTGGATTTCGCCGGGGACCGAGGTGCCGGGAGGCGTCGCGGCCGGCCCCCGAATCCTCGGCGCGATGCGGGACGCCGGCGTGGAAGTGCACGCCTACCGGTGGGTGTACGGGCCGGCGCTGCGCGCGCACCCGTTCCTGCCGCACCTCGCGCTGGACGGGCTGACGTTCGAATCGTTCACCAGCGACCAGCTGCAGGTGGTCGGCGGGTTCCCACCTCGCAGCCATTATCTGCCCGGCGACCACGTGGGGTGTGTGTGTGACGTGGAACCGCTGCTGCGCGCCATGCAAGGCGGCGACCATCCCGAGGCCCCGAAACCGCTACCCCCGACGCCGCCGCCGGCGCCGAAAGCCAAGCGGGTGCGGAAGGCCGCCGGCCCTGTCGCGCCGCCGCTGCCGGCCCGCACCGTTTCGGGGCCGGTCGCCGGCGCCGACGTGCAGCTGCAGCAGCTGCTCGCCCGCCACGTGCAGGGCACCTGGAATGAGGCCCGCGACCCGGCGGTGGACGCCCTGGTGGACCGCACCGCCTCGCACCTCGCCCGGCCCGAGCTGGGGGACCTGCTGCGCTCGGCTGACCGGGACGAATCGAACCTGCTGGACCTGGTGGTGGGCGACCCCGCGCAATGGTCCGAACGGTTCGTGGCGCGTGGCGGCGGCGGCAACACACACGATTCGTTCGGGCTGCTGATCACCGAGCCGGTGGACGCCGCCCGCGTCGCGGCGCGTGCCCGAGAAACGGTGAACTGGGCCAGGTACGACCCGCGGGACCCGATCATCATGGTGAACCTGGGCACCGACCCGGTGACGGGCGGCAGCCGGCCGGTGATCATCAGGGGCGCCGAGCGGCTGCTGGCCGCGCTGGAACAGGGCGTGGAATCCCCGAGGGTGCGAGAGCTGCGCAGCGACCTGTTCGCTGACGTGCTGGGCGACCCGCAGCTGATCCCCGAAAGCGCGAGGGGCGCTGCGTTCGCCGCAGCGGTCGATATCGCCGCCGAATCGCAGGCCGCCGCGGTCGCCCGACGTGAGGCGCTGGGGCCGATCCCGCCCGACCTGAAAACGGGGAAGGCGGTCACCGAGGCGTTCCTGGACCGGTGGGGCGACCGGGGGGTGGGGAAACCCCCGGTGCGGGCTGACTTTTCGAATATGCCGGCGAACGTGGCATATGAGGTGGCCGACCAGCTGGACATTCTGATGCGCGCCCATCCCGAGGTCGCTGACACGGTGCGCACCATCGGCACCCCGACGTTCGTAAAGGATCACCTGCCGGGCGGGGTGCGGCTGCGGGGGATGGGTTCGAACACCTGGGCCGACGCCACCGATATCGGCACGCTGCGGTTCAACCCGTCCTATTTCGGGAAGGCCGGCGCCGCCATGAAACGGGGGCAGGGCATGGCGACCCGCGACGGGGCGCTGACGCCGCACCTGCGCTATCTGGAAGCGTCCCGCGGGGAGGGTGTGCCGCGCATCGGGTTCCACGTGGACCTGGGCGATGCGGAAGTGTCGAACGCCCGAGGGATCGTCACCCATGAATTCGGCCACCTGATTGACTTTCACGCGCGCAAGGTGATGGACGGCAGCAGCCGCGCCATGGGCGAGGTGTACCGCCGCCAGAACCTGTACGTGACCCAGGCCGGCGAGCTGGGCCAGTCCCGCACCGAAACGATCATGGTGCAGCTGTCCCGCTACGCCGCCAAGAATTCGCAGGAAACGATGGCCGAGGCGACGACCCAGGCGCTGCTGTCCAGTAACCCGTCGCAGCTGGCGACGAACCTTTACCAGCTGATCCGCGACGCTGCCCGAGGGAGGCTGCCCGACCTATGACCGAACCCGCCCGACCCCCCCTATGCGTTTCGTGCGCGCACCTGCACGCCGACACCTGGCCCGACCCGCCGAGCTGCGAGGCGTTCCCCGCCGGCATCCCCGACGGCATTTACGACGAACTGGGCGACCATCGGGGGCCGTGGCCGGGCGACAACGGCGTGCAGTTCCTGCTCGCCGCTGGCCGCGAGGCCGACCTGGCGCAGTTCGACACCGCCCGAGCCGAGCTGGACGTGATCGAATCGGCCGGCTGATCCCCCGGCCGGCCGGGCGCGCGGGGGTACGATCCGCGCCATGGCCCGAGCTGCGCTGATCCGCGAGGCCGGCACCGGCTGGGAGCTGCACGACGGCGACCTGGTGCTGGCGACGTTCCCGACCTACGCCGAGGCGGTGCGCCAGCTCGCAGCCGACCTGGACGACGACCCCGACGCCGGCGAGCCCGGCGGGGACGGGCTGCTGGCCGAATCGTGGGTGTCTGACGCCGGCATTGCGTTCAATGAACAGCCCGAGCCACAGCGCGATTTCACGAACGCCAGCTGGACGTGGCGGGACCCGAACGAATCGCTGCTGCCGCTGATGTTGCAAACCGAAACCGAGCAGGGCCATTTCGGGGCTGTGCTCGCCGGCTATATCACCCAGCTGTCGGCCGGGGATGGTGCCGTGGCCGCCGCCGGGCGGTTCTATGACACCGACGACGGGCGGGAGGCGCGGGACCTGCTGCTGGGGGGCCGCAGGTTCGGCGTCAGCGTGGACGGCGGCGCGAACACCGAGGCCGAGGTGGAATGCACCGCCGAGGACGACGACGGGTTTTGCATGGACGTGGTGGCCCGGTTCGGGCAGTTCGAAATCATCGGCCTGACCATGACCCCGTTCCCGGCGTTCGCCCGCGCGGCCATCGTGCTGGGCGACCCCGCAGCGACCGATGACGCCGAGCCGACCGAGGCCGAGGTGGCCGACGACGACGCCGCGCTGGCCGTGCTCGCCGGGGCGATCACCGCCGCCGGCGCCCGCGACGCCGCGAGGGTGGCCGACCTGCGAGCACGCCCGCCGGCGTACTGGCTGACGATGCCCGAGCCCGAGCTGGGCGACCCGCTGCTGATCCAGCAGGACGACACCGGGAACCGGTGGGGGGTGCCGTTCACCGTGACCGACGACGGGCACGCGTTCGGGCACCTCGCCCTGTGGGGGGAGTGTCTGCGCATCAGCCCGACCCAGGCGAACCTGTGCCTGGAACCGCCCGACAGCCCGAGCGCATACGCCGAATTCCACAAGTCTGGCGCCGTGCTCGCTGACGACGGCGTGACCTACCCGACGGGGTGCCTGGTGGTCGGCTGCGACCACTACCCGGTAAGCCCCTGGGAGGCCGACCGGTCCACCCATGGCGCCGTGCGGGACTGGTACGCCGCGGCGGGGTTCGGGTTCGCTGACCTGCGCGCCAGCAGCGGCGCGTTCGGGGTGTGGGTCACCGGTCGGGTGCGGCCCGACGTGAACGACCTGCAGCTGTCCATCGCGCGGGCGTTGTCCCCGAGCGGCGACTGGAACCCCGAGGGGGAAAAGGGTTTCGAGCTGTGCGCGGCGCTGCTGGTGAACCGGCCCGGCTACCCGGTGGCGCGGGAACGCCCGATGCTGACGCCGGCGCTGGTCGCCGCCGCCGGCATGGACCCGTCGGTGATGACCCCGACCCGCCCGCGGGTGTACGTGCGCGGCGACCGGGTGCTGGCAATGACCGGGGTGGGCATGGTGCGCGCCTGCGCCAAATGCCGCGAGGCCGAACTGGCCGGCCGCGCCGGGCGCCGCCCGACCGCCGACGGCGAGGTGCTGCGCAGGGCTGTGCGGCTGCTGGAAACGCTGGAAGTTCGCACCCGGCACCTGACACCCGCCGCGCGCCAGGCGGCCATCACCCGTTTGCGGGACGCCGCCGGTGTATCTTCCCGCCAGGAACCGGGCACAACGTCGGCCTAGCCGGCTAGTGCTGGGCGCCGGCGGCTAAGCCCGCGGCACCCCTGCCCCGTTACGTCACTCACCCGACGAACGAACAGGGGCACACCGTGGACCGATTGACCGAACTGCTGGAAGCTCTCGCCGGCGACCTTTCGGAGCTGGGCGAGGCCGACCTGGCCGAGCTGCTGGCCGAGCTGCAGGCCGAGGCCGAGACTGTCGCCGCTGGCGACCTGAACGACGAAATCCTGGCTGCGATCACCGCGGCCGCTGACACCGGCGAGCGCATCGCCGCCGAGCTGGCCGGCCGCCAGGCCGCAGCCGACGCGCGCAGCGCCGAGGCCGCCGCCGCGCTGGACCGCCTGCGGGGCACGAACAGCGACCCCGACCCCGAGCCCGAGCCGGAACCCGAGCCCGAGCCCGACGAACCCGAGGCCGAGGTGGCCGAGCCCGAGCCGGTGACCGCCGAGGTGGCCGAGCCCGAGGCCGAGCCCGCCCCCGTTGCCATCGCAGCGGCGACCCCGGCACGTCAGCCGGTCGTTTCCCGCGTGGCTGCACGGCGCCCAGCTCCCCGAGCGCAGACTGCGCCGCTGACCACGACCCGCCCGGTGGGCGAATGGGGCCTGGTCGCCGCCGCGAACGCGCCTGGTGTCAGCGCCGGCGCCCCGATCCGCGACGCCCGGCAGCTGGCCGAGGCGTTCCTGGGCGCCTGGGAGGCGTCCCGAGGGTGGACGGGCAGCGAGGTGAAAGTGCCCCTGGCCCGCATCGGCCGCCGGGCGACCGAGGCCGAATACGGCGACCGGTTCCTGGATTTCGACCCGGTGCGCAATGAGGCGAAGCTGGCCCGGTACACCTCGCCCGAGGCGATCACCGCCTACTGGAACAGCGGCGAGCAGCGCGAGCTGCGCCGCCGCGAGGGGCGCACCGCCGCCGGCGGTATCTGCGCGCCGCTGGAAATCCGTTACGACATTCCCGCGGTCGGTTCGACGGCACGCCCAGCTCGCGACCAGGCCATGACCCGGTTCCCGGCTGACCGTGGCGGCGTGCGGACCATCCCGCCGCCCGTCATCGGTGACATGACCGCCGGGCTGTCGGTGTGGACCGAGGAAAACGACCAGAACCCGTCAAGCCCGACGACCAAGCCCTGCCTGACGATGACGTGCCCCGAGGACGACGAAACCGTGGTGGACGCCATCACCCGGTGCCTGAAAGTCGGCAACTTCCGCGCCCGCTACTTCCCCGAGCAGGTCGAGGCGTGGATGGAAAAGCTGGCCGTCGCGCACGCCCGCCTGGCCGAAACGACGCTGATCACCGCAATCGGCGCGGGCAGCACCCAGGTGACCGTCGGCCAGACCCTCGGCACCACCCGGAACATCCTCGCCGGCCTGGACCGGCTGGTGGCCGGGATGCGCTACCGGCACCGCCTGGACGCCCTGTTCCCGCTGACGTTCGCCTACCCCCGCTGGCTGCTGGACAACGTGCGAGCCGACATCGCGCGGCAAATGCCGGTCGGGACGCTGGACGAAACGCTGGCGCTGGCTGACGCCGAAATCGAAAGCTGGTTCGCATCGCGCAGCGTGCGCGGCGTGGCCCTGCTGGACGGCGAAAGCGGCCAGGGGTTCGGGGCGCAGCCCGACGGGCACGCCCTGCCGTGGCCCAGCACCGTCGTGACCTACCTGTACCCGAGCGGTTCGTGGCTGTTCCTGGACGGCGGCGAGCTGAACGTGGGCATGTACCGCGACAGCGGCCTGGTCGAAACGAACGATTACAAGTTTTTCGCCGAGACTTTCGAGGCCGCGCATTTCCATGGCGTCGAATCGCAGCGCGTCACGTTCGACATCTGCCCCGACGGTTCGGCGTCGGCGCTGATCGACATTGACCCCTGCACCACCGGCAGCTAACCGGCCGGGATCACTGGAACTGGGGGGCCGGCCGTCACTGGTCGGCCCCCCCTGACCCCGAGGGGGCGCCGTGGCGAACAGCCGCACACCGATCACCGGGCGGCCGGCTGACCCGCCGCGCTATGGCCTGATCCCGACGCTGGGAATCAGCGAGCCCGCACCCGCCCGCATGGTGGCAGGCGTCGAATTTCAGCCCGAGGGATGCGATGCCGCCGGCGCGTCGGCGGTCGAATGCGGCAGCGACACCGCCGCCATGGACGGCGGCACCGGGCCGGGGACCATCGGGCAGGTCCCGATTTGGTACTGGGCCGAGGATCGGTGCAGCACGTTCGGTTTCTACAGCCGCGACTGGGAGGGGCGGGTGCGCCGCGCGCTCGCCGCGCATCGCAGTTACAGCGTGGCCGCCGAGCTGTGGGACGGCGCGATCTCGCTGGCCGAGAGCTATGAAAACCCGGTGCTGGCCGGCGACTGGGCCGACGTGGACGTGGTGACCAGCGGCGCGACGGCGGTGGGGAAGGCGCTGGGATGCCTGGAACAGGCGCTGGCGTTCGGCCTGAAAGGCGGCGAGGGGCTGGTGCATTTCACCCCGCAGGCGCTGGTCCACCTGGCCGAGCTGAACAGCGTGCGCTGGGATGGCACCGCGTGGCGCACCCCGATGGGTCACCGCGTCATCGCTGACGCCGGCTACAGCGGGAACGGCCCCGGCGAAACGCCGGCGGGGACGACCCAGTGGGCGTACGCGACGCCGATGCTGGACCTGTTCGCTGACCAGGTGGCGCTGCTGCCGGGCGACCCGACCGACCGCGAGGTGCTGGCGCAGGGCGCCATGGACATCGCGCTGAACACCGTGGCCGTGCGAGCTGGGCAGCTGATCCTGGTGCGCTGGGCGAATGAGTGTGTGCTGGCCGCCGCCGAGCTGGACCTGCCGGTGTGCGCCGTGGGCGGCGACAGCTGATGCCTGACTGGGAGGTCGGGACCGACCCGATGACGGTGGACTGGACCACGAACGGCGGCGGTGGGCCGTCGGGACCCATCGCGCTGACCGACCTGACCGACGTGGACGTGGCCGGCGTCAGCGACGGCGACGTGCTCACGTTCGACCAGGCGAGCGGCGACTGGATCGGGGGGCCTGCCGGCGGGTCGCTGGCGCTGGATCAGCTGACCGACGTGGACGCTGCAGCCCCCGCTGACGGTGACGTGCTGACGTTCGACAGCGGTAGCGGCGACTGGATCGCGGCGGCTATCGCCGCCGGCGCCGGTGGCGGGTGGAAGGCGTGGGCGAGCACCCCGATTCTGGCGGGGAACGAGCTGGTCAACTGGAACCCCTACCAGGACGTAGCCGGGCAGGCGGCGACGGTGGTGGCGGCCGCCGGCGACCTGCTGCTGATTGTCCCGCAGTACGTATGGTTTTCTGACGGCAGCACGTCGAACGGGCACCTGCGGCTGCAGACCATCGTTAGCGCCGCCGCGGTCAATGACATTGAACCGAACGGGTGGGTGGCCGACGGCGACGTGGTGACGACCATGGGGGCGCCGTACCTGTACGTGGTGGACCCCGCCGACCTGGACGGCGGCAGCGTGACGCTGCAGGCGCAGGTGTTCCTGGATTTCGGGGATCACACCCTGCTGCAGGGTTCGTTTATCCAGGTTCTGAACCTGGGGCCGGCCGCGCCGAGCCCGACGCCGGCCGGCGTGCGGTTCGCTGAAACGGTCGTGACCGCCGACGTGGCAGCGAACAGCGCCACCTGGGCCGATATGACCGGGTACGAATGCGAGGTGCAGGCGCAGGCCGGCGACGTGGTGGACCTGTTCCTGTGCACCTACCCGAACGCTTTTGCGGCGAACGCGCAGCTGTGCCTGGACATCGGCACCATTGTCAGCGCCGCGGTGGTGAACCGCGTCAGCGGCAGCACCGGGAACGGCGACCTGGGATGCGTCGAATCGTTCCAGGTGCAGGGCAGCGGGCAGGCGCTGTACGGCGCGCATATCGGCCGCCGCTACGTGGTGCAGGCCGGCGACGTGGAAGGCGGCACCGTCACGTTCCGCGGCCTGTACCGAAACCCGGTTGCCAGCTGCACGCTGTCGGCCGCGGCTAACACCATTCGCAGCCTGATCCAGGCGACGAACCTGGGGGCGGGCATATGACCGCCCCGAGGCGCACCACCATCACCGCCGCACCCGCGGCGCTAACACTGGGAGGAAACCCCTATGGCTGAACACTGTTTGCCACAGGTCCAGGCCGTCGCCATGCGGGTGACCGACCTGGACGTGGACGGCGTGCCGCTGCCCGGCGCTGACAGCATCGTGATCAGTAACGCGCTGACCACTATGGCCGTCAGCCCGGTCTACACCGACGGCGACGAAATCGAGGAAAAGGGCGCGAGCGGTGCGGTGTGTGTGAACTACCGCAGCGCCGACAGCCTCAAGCGGTATGACGTGACGATCACGCTGTGCACGCCCGACCCGTACCTGCAGGCGAAGCTGTCGGGCGGCGTCGTGCTCACCGACGCGCTGAAAGTCGGGTACGCGGACCCGGCAATTGGCGTGATCACCGGGAACGGCGTCAGCATCGAAATCTGGACGCTGCGAATCGACAGCGGCGCCCTGGACAGCGACAGCCCCTACGCCTGGCACGTCTACCCGAGGGTGCAGAACCTGCGGGTGGGCGACTACAGCCACCAGAACGGTGCGCTGCTGCCGGTGTTCAGCGGCCAGGCCGTCGAAAACCCGAACTGGTTTGACGGGCCGACGAATGACTGGCCGGCCGCCAGCGACCGGGTGCACCAGTGGATCGAAACGAACAGCTACCCGACGCCGGTTTGCGGCCCGGTGGAGCTGGTCGCCAGCTGAACCCTTGCGCGAGCACGCCGGCCCGGTGGGGGAGTGACCCTGCCGGCGCCGGCGACCCGCCCAGCTCGCCGCCCGACGAATGAAAGGCTGGGGACAATGAGCGAAACCTGCCAGCCCTGGGCGACGACCGCCGACGTGTGCAGCCCCTGTGACGATTACGAATTCAGCAGCGTGCTGCTGGGCGACTGCCTGCAATGGGCGAGCGACATTCTTTACGACCTGACGATGCGCCGGTGGCCGGGCCTGTGCGAGGAAACGGTGCGGCCGTGCGGCGCCGAATACGCCTGGCCGACGAACCCGAGGCCGGCATACAGCCCCTGGTACGGGTGGGCGTGGTGGCAGACAGCGGGCGGCTGCGGGTGCACGAACGCCGCGAGCTGCGGCTGCCACCATCACAGCGAGCTGCGCCTGCCCCGCAACCCGGTGGACGCCAGCAGCGTGGTTGTGACGATTGACGGGGCCGTGGTGAACCCGGCCCGCTACCGGGTAGACGACGGATTCCGGCTGGTGTACCAGCCCGAGAGCACGTCGGCCGCCCGGCAGGGGTGGCCGTGCTGCCAGGACCTTTCGCTGCCGGCCGGCGAGGCGAACACCTGGACCGTCGAATACGGCTACGGGCAGCTGCCGCCCATCGGCGGTGTGATGTCGGCGGCGCAGCTGGGATGCCAGCTGGCGCTGTCCTGCCAGCCCGAGACGATAGGCCGCTGCCGGCTGCCGAAACGGGTGACCAGCATCACCCGGCAGGGGATCACCGTGGCCGCGGTCCTAGACCCGCTGGAACTGTTCGGGCAGGGCCTGACGGGGCTGCCCGAGGTGGACCTGTGGGTGGCGTCGGTGAACCGTGGGCAGGCGAACCGGGGCGCCAGCGTCGGGGTGCCGAACACCCGCCGGCCGTCGTTCCGCCGCACGTTCGCCTAACCCCGCCGAGCCCGCCCACCCCGGTTAAGGTCGCCGGGTGCGAATCTGCTACGTCGGGAATTTCACGCGCCCCTGGTGCACCGAGGTGCACGTGGCCGCCTCGCTGGAATACCTGGGGCATGACGTGGTGCGCTACCAGGAAAACCTGGTGGACTGGAACACCCTGGCCGAACGGGTCGGCGGCGACGACGGCGAGGCGCTGCTGTGGACCCGCACGTGGCACACCCCCGAGCAGCCGGCGCTGCGCGAGCTGGGGAAGCTGCGAGCCGCGGGGCTGCCCACCGCGTCGTATCACCTGGACCGGTTCCTGGGCCTGGAACGCGAGGCGCTGGTGGACAGCGAACCGTTTTTCAGAACTGACGTGCTGTTCTGCCCCGATGCCGGCGACTGGGCGGCGCACGGCGTAAACGCTGTCTGGTGCCCACCGGGGGTGTTTCACGCCGAGGCCGGCGCCCGCTACTACGTGCGCCCGCAGCGGTGGCCCTATGACGTGGTGCTGGTCGGCAGCTACCCGTACCCGCACCCCGAATGGGCGCCATATCGCGAGGAAGCGGTGCGGCGGCTGCGCGCGACGTTCGGCCGCCGGTTCGCTGTCATCCCGCACGACCTGCGGAACCGGGGCGCGGTGCGCGGCGCGCTGCTGGGCGAGCTGTACGCCACGGTGCCCGTCGTCGTCGGTGACAGCTGCCTGGCCGGCGACCCGCCCCCGTCGCGCTACTGGTCCGACCGCATCCCCGAAACCGTCGGGCGGGGCGGGCTGCTGATCCACCCCGAGGTCGGCGGCCTGGCCGACTGGTACAGCCACGACGAACACCTGCTGACCTACCCGCTGGGCGATTTCGACAGCATGGTGGCGCTGGCCGAACTGGCGCTGGAAAACCCCGACCGGGCGCGCGAGGTGCGCCGCGCCGGCCGCGAGCTGGTGCTGGCCCGCGACACCTACGTGCACCGAATGCGGGTCGTGGCCGACTGGCTGCAGGTCGCCGCGACGGTGCACGCCGGCGCCGGCGACGTTTGGAACATTCACGCGGGGTTCGGCCCTGCCGTCCCGCCGGTGGCGGTGTGAGTCACCGGGACCCGCTGGCCGGGATCACCCGCTACTGGTCGGCCGACCTGGACGTGCGCGCCCGGTTCGTGGCGCTGGGCGGCCGGCTGTCCCGCGGGGCGATTGACGAAATCTGGACCGATGACACCTACGCCGCCGGCGAGTTGGGCCTGGAAGGGACGACGGTGGTGGACGTGGGCGCGAGCGTGGGGGCGTTCACGGTGCTGGCCGGCCGCCTCGGCGCCGAGCACGTGCACGCCTATGAACCGCACCCCGGCACCTGCGAGGTGCTGCGCGGGAACGTTTGGCGCAATCAGCTGGACGACCGGGTGACGGTGCACGAACAGGCGGTGATCGGCTGCGGCGACCACCCGAGGGGGTACGGCGTGCTCGCCGGCGACGGCGCCGACGCCCGCCTGCTGGACGGCATGCCGGCGCCCGACCCGACGACCGGCGGCCCCGAGCTGCTGGTGGAACTGGCGCACGTGGCCGACGTGCTCGGCGGCCTGGACGCGGTGGTGCTGAAACTGGACTGCGAGGGGGCCGAGCGCGAGATAGTCGCCGCGTTGCACGCCGGCGGGCTGCTGGTGCGGCCCGGCCTGCGGGGCCTGGTGATGGAATTTCACGGCCCCCGCATGCCCGGCCAGGAACACCTGGACGTAGCCGGCTGGGGGCTGATGGTCACCCAGCTCGCAGAATTCGGGCGGCTGCGCACCATCGGCCGGCCCGAATGGGGCGGCCTGCTGTGGTGGACGGCGTACTGATGCGCCTGAACGTCGGCTGCGGGGCCGACATACGGGACGGGTGGGTGAACGTGGACCACGCGCCCGAGGCCGGGGCGGTGCTGGGCGACGCGGCGAACCTGGGCCGCAGTAACGGCGGGCTGCGCCTGCTGGAAATGGGCCTGATGCTGGACCCGTACAGCTACCTGCGGGTGGGCGACGGCGAGGCCGAGCAGGTGCTGCTCGCGCACGTGCTGCACCAGTTCACGGTGGAATGGACGACCGCCGGCGACGGTGCGGTGCAGGTGCTGGGCGAGGCGCTGCGGGTCCTGCGGCCCGGCGGCGAGCTGATCGTGGTGGAACCCGACGTGCTCGGCGTGGTGGGCGACTATGACAGCCCGCTGGCCGACGGCACCGAGGGTGACCCCCGCGGGATGCTCGCCCGGCTGATCCCCGACGACGACGAACCGACGATGGACGGGAAGCTGCTGCGGTGGGTGACCTGGCACGGCACCCGCCGGTCGCTGTGGGCGCCCAGCTCGCTGACCGAGCTGCTGCTGCGCGTCGGGTTCGCCGCCGCTGGCGCGCTGCCGTTGCGCTCGCCCGAGCATCGCGAATGGGCGGGGGACCGGTGGCGGGAATCGTTCACGGTGACCGCCAGGAAGGCGCCCGAGCCCGAGGGGGTGGTGCTGTGACCGGCCTAGCTGCTGGTGCCCACCCGGCGAATCGAAATGAGGCAAATGACGGTGTGGGGCTGCAGGTTCGGCATGAACAGCGTGCCGTCCCCGTTGACGGTGCGGTGGCGGCCGTCGCCCAGGCAGTTAATGACCGATTCGGTGGTGCCGTCGCGGCTGTCCACCATCACCCCGACCAGGGTGCGCTGCGAGGGGGGCGGCGGCGGGTCATCGGCTGCCACCGCGCCGTTCACGGCGAAACCGGCGACGAATACGGCGGGGCACAGGACAGCGAGAGCGACGCGGCGGGGGCGCATGCCGTCACGGTACGGGGGCCGGCATGAAACTGGGAGTGATAGCCCGAGCTGACCGGCGGGGCCTGGCGCACGTCACCTGGGAGGCGGCCCGGCACCTCGCGCCCGAGCGGGTGCTGCTGGTCGATATGGGCCGGCTGTCGCCCGGCGCGATCCACCGCGACTGGTACGACGACCCGACGGTGGTGCAGTTCGACGGCACCTACCTGCCCGAGGCCGAGGTGCGCCGCTGGCTGGCGGGGCTGGACGTGATCTACACCGCCGAAACGCCCTATGACTGGCGGCTGCCGGGCTGGGCCCGCGAGGCCGGCGTGGGCGTGGTCGTGCACGTCATGCCGGAATTCTGGAAGGCCGAGCTGCGGGATTCGAACCCGACGGCGTGGTGGAACCCGACCAGCTGGCGGCGCGACACCCTGCCCGAATCCACCCGGCTGGTGCCGGTGCCGTACCCGGTGGACCGGTTCGGCCCGCCCGCCGAGCTGTACGACGGCACCGGCCCGCTGCGGGTCCTGCACCCGGCGGGGAAGCTCGCCGCGTGGGATCGGAACGGCACCCGGCTGCTGTTCCAGGCGCTGCGAGGTGTGCGCCGGCCGGTTCACGTCACGGTCACCTCGCAGGACGGCATGGTGCCCCGCGCGACGGGGCTGCCGGCGAACGTGACGGTGGACGTGGTGAAAGGCGACCGGCCCGAATACTGGACCGGCTACGCCGACCATCACCTGATGGTCCTACCCCGACGCTACGGGGGGCTGTGCCTGCCGGCCCTGGAAGGCGCTGCAGCCGGGCTGGGCCTGGTCATGCCTGACTGCAGCCCGAACGGTTCGCTGCCCCTGTGCGCCGAAATAGGGGGCACGTGGGGGGAAACGGTGGCGATGCCGTGCGGCCCGGTGCGGCTGTTCCAGCCGAACTACCGGCACCTCGCCCTGGCGCTGAACGAACTGGCCGACGACCCCGAGCTGGTACGGGACGGGCAGGCGCGCGCGTGGGGGCAGGCGCAGCTGTGCAGCTGGGAGGCGCTGACCGGGCTGTGGCACGCCGAGCTGGGCGCGGCGGCGGTGCCGTGACCCTGGACGCGTTCGCGTCAATGCCGCACTACGCCGACCACCTGCGCCCGATATGGGATGCGCTGCCGGCCGAGCTGCGCGGCACGTTCTGGCGGGCGGGGGCGATGATGCGGGACCAGCCGGGCGCTGTGCTGCCGCGAGGCCGCCTGGACGCTGTGGGGCCGGTGGTGATGGTCGCCGGCGCCGCCGACCGGAACCTGTGCAAGGGCCGCCAGGTGATCCTGGCCGAGCACGGCGCCGGGCAGCGGTACGTCGGGGTGCAGTCAGCGAGCTACAGCGGCGGCCCCGGCTGGGATCGGTGCCGGCTGTTCCTGTGCCCGAACGATGACGTGGCCGCCCGGTGGCGGGAGGCGTACCCGGCCACGCCGGCGGTCGTGGTCGGCTGCCCCCGCCTGGACCGCTGGCACCGGCCCCTGGCCGGCTGCGAGGTGGCGTGCGGCCCCGAGCGGGTGGTGGCGCTGACGTTTCACTGGGATAACCGGCTGGTGCCCGAAACGACCTGGGCGCTGCCGCACTACCAGGACCAGCTGCCGGTGCTGCGAAACTGGCTGGCCGGCCACGGCTACCAGCTGGTCGGGCACGGCCACCCCCGCGCCCAGGGCGCCCTGCAGCGGGTTTGGCGGCGCCTGGAAATTCCGTTTTGGCCGTCGTTCGACCAGGTGGCCGCCGGCGCGCAGGTGCTGGTGGGGGATAACACCTCGGCGCTGCCGGAATTCGCCAGCCTCGGCAGGCCGGTGGTGTGGCTGAACGCCCCCTGGTACAGGCGGAACGTGCACCACGGCGGCCGGTTCTGGTCGTGGCCCGAGGGGCAGCCGACCTGTGACGAACGGGGCGAGCTGTGCGAGGCCGTCGCGCGGGGGCTTAACCCCCTGCCGGCCGAGGCGCGATCCCGAGCTGCGATGGTGGCCGCCGTCTACGCTGCCACCGACGGGCACGCCGCCGACCGGGCGGCCGCCGCAGTCTGCGAGGTGCTGTGATCGAACGGGGGCTAACGAATGTCTGACCCTTTCGGGGCGCCGTGGCGGCAGGGTGTGGGCGCCGGCCGGGCTGCGCCCGAGGTGGAATCCAAACTGGACGGGCTGCTGCGCCGGTTCCGCGAGCTGGGCGCCACCCCCGACGAAATCGAACAGGTGGCCCTGAACTGGGCGACCGACACCGATGACTGGGGGCAGGCCGACCGGGACCTGATGGTGGGAATGTCTGACGGGTCGCTGCTGCAGCTGCTCGCCGGCGTGCGAGCCGAATGGAAGGAACATCATGCAGGACCCTGACCTGCTTTACGACCGCTGCCAGCAGCTGCTGCAGGCCGTCGGCACCTGGGAAATGTCACACCCCGAATGGTCGCTGCCGTCGATTCGGCTGGTGACCTACGGGCGGCCGGCGTGGGATTGCGAAATGGTCGCCGCGTGGCTGGTCGTGACCGAGGGGTACGGCGGCGACGTGGCGGTGGGCGGCGTCGGCCCGCTGGACCCGCAGGCCGAGCGCAGCATGCGGGTCGCGACCCTCGGCGTCAGCATCGTGCGCTGCGATCCCGCCGCCGCCGAAATCGACGTGCACCCCGGCGGGGGCGGCGAGCTGCCGTCGGCCGCTGCGATAGAGCTGGCCGCCCGCGTCGGGTACGCCGACCACGCGCACCTGCTGAACGCGCTGCACAGCTACACGGCCCTGCCGGCCAAACCGTTCGGAATCCATCAGTGGGCGCCGCTGTCGTGGTCGGTGGACGGCGGCGAGCCCGGCGGCGGGATGACGGGCAGCACGCTGCTGCTACGCCTCGGGCTGACGGTGCCGCTGTGATGCGCGCCGACGTGGCGACGTTCGTGCTCGCGATGACCGACCCGATGGCAACGCCGGGCGAGGTGTCGGCGGCGATGGCGTGGTGGGATCGCGAGGTGTACGCCTGGCGCGACGCCCGAGGCGAGCTGACCGACGCCGACCGGTGGGCGCACTACCTGAACGACCGGGCCGGCATCGTGCTGGAACAGCGGGACGGCTGCGGGCAGGTGTGTGTCAGCTACCGGGAACCGGCGCCGCCCGAGCTGCGGGAGCTGGCTGTCTGATGGCCGGGATTCTGCGGGGCACGTTCGCCGGCGAGGTGCTGATAGATAACGCCGAGCTGCAGCGGGTCCTGACCGGGACCGGCGGCCCCGTCGTGGACGCCCTGATGGTCGCCGGGCAGATAGTCAAACAGGGCGCCCAGCGGCGCGTCGGGGTGTGGCGGCAGGACCCCGCCGACCCGCTACCCCCCCGTCGGGGCGGCCGGCGTGGCGGCACGCTGCGGGACAGCATCGTGACCCGCCTGGTGACCGGCGGCGCCGAGGGTGTCATGGTGCTGGTCGGCAGCGAGGACCCGATAGCCCTGATCCACCACGAAGGCACCGAGCCGCACCCGATCCACGCGCGGCGTAAACCGTTCCTGGTGTTCTATTGGCCGAAAACGGCCAGGGTGATGCGGCTGCGGTCGGTGAATCACCCAGGCACCCAGCCGAACCGCTACCTGACCGACAGCCTGGCCGACCTGAAAGGGACATTTCCCGCATGACTGACCGACGCCGCACGTTCACGTTCGCCAGCGAGCCCGCCGAGCCGCTGAATTTCACCCTGGAAGGGACCTACGCGGTGGTGCCGCCGGCGCCCGAGGCGAACGGCGCGCGGCCACGAAAGGGGAAGGCGTCGGCCGAGGTGGCCGAGCCCGAGCTGCCGGCGGGCACGTGGCGGGAATCGTTCGACTGTTTTCCGATGACCGCGCCGCAGTCGCTGGCCGACCTGGCGCTGGCCCGCCGGGTGACCGCCGAGGGGGAACCGGTTTGGAACGCCCCCGCAATCATCGGTTTCATTCGCCGCTGCCTGCTCACCGACGACGACAAACAGCGATTCGCTGCGCTGATGAACGACCCGAACAGGGCGGTGACTATCGACCAGCTCGGGCAGGTGCTGATTTGGCTGGGCGAGGTTTACACCGAACGCCCTACCGAACCGTCCTACACCTGACCGCCTGGGCCATCACCCATGCGGCCTACGTGAACGGGCGGCTAAGACTGGCGGGGATCACCGAGGCCGGCGACCTGGGCGAGCTGCTGGACCTGATCCATGCGCTGTTCGTGGATTCACCGCCGCAGCTGCAGCACGGCGCCGAGCTGCTGGACCAGCCATTCTGGAATGAGCGCGCCGAATGGGGGCGCACGTCCGCGGCGCAGCGCGGCCACGCTGCAATGATGGCGCTGGCTGGCGGTCCCGCGCCCATGCGGGACCCCGACGCGCAGCGACCGGCACGCCGGCCGGCCGAGCAAACCGAGGGGTAACGGGTGGCCGTAGTCGGCAGCGCGTTCATTCAGATTCGCGGCGACACCAGCAAGCTGGCCGCCGACATCGCGAGCGCGAACCTGACCCCCGCGGCGCTGCGGCTGTCCCGCCAGCTGGAAGCGCCGTTCGCGGCGGTGGCCGACCGTATCGGCGCCGACCTTTCGGGGGCGCTGGACCAGGTGCCGACCGACCTGCAGCTGGCCCTGGACATTGACACCGACCCGGCCGAGCGCGAGCTGCGCGAGCTGGAAGGCGCCGCCGACAGCGTGGACCTGCAGTTCCCGACGCCCGACCTGGACGTGGACCCGCTGCTGGCCGACATTCGGAAGATAGAGGCCGAGGCCGAACGGGCCGCGCAGCGCATCGCGGGGATCGAATCGGCTGGCGCGAAAGCGGCGAAGCTCGGCGGGCTGCTGACCCTCGGGGTGACCGCGCCGCTGCTGCTCGCCGGGCGGGCTGCGATCAGCAGCGCGACCGACATTGAACGGTCGCTGTCGCAGGTGATCGGCCTGGCCGGCGGGACCGTCGATGACGTGGAAGCTGCCAGCGGGCGGCTGCGGACCCTCGCCGGCGAAACCGGGAAAGACATCGGGGACCTGGGCGACGCGCTGCTGGCGATTTTCTCGGCGGGGTTCACCGGCGAGGCCGCGCTGCAGGTGCTGGAAGTGTCGGGGCGCGCGGCGGCTGCGGGGCTGGGCGAAACCCGCGACGTGGCGAACGCGGTGACGAACGCGCTGGGGGCCTACGGCGCCGACGTGCTGACCGCCGCCGAGGCGACCGACGTGCTGGTTAACACCGTCAAGGAAGGAAAGGCCGAGGCGAGCGAGCTGGCGCCGCAGTTCGGCCGGCTGCTGCCCGTCGCGAGCGAGCTGGGCATTTCGTTCGCTGACGTGGGCGCCGGCCTGGCGTTCCTGACCCGATCCAGCGGTGACGCCTCGCTGTCGGCCACCCAGCTCTCGGGCATCATGCAAAAGCTGCTGAAACCGAGCAAGGAAGGCGCCGAGGCGCTGGCCGCGGCGGGGTTCGCCAGCGACGACCTGCGCAAATCGCTGCGCGAGCGGGGCCTGCTGTCCACCCTGGTGGACATTCGCGGGTCGCTGGAAGCCACCGGGGGTTCGCTGACCCAGGTTTTCGAGGACGCCGAGGGGCTGACGGGTGTGCTGTCCCTGACCGCCGACAGCGGCGAGGCCGCGGCGACGGTGTTCGACAACCTGGCCGACAGCACCGGGACGCTGGACACCGCGTTTGACGCGTTCAGCGGGACGAACGCCGCGAAGCTGGACCGCGCCAGCGCCGAATTCAGCGTGGCGATGGAACGAATCGGGGCGGTGGCGCTGCCGGTTCTGGCGTCGGTGCTGGGATTCGTCGGTGACCTGGTGGGGGTGTTCAGCGGGCTGCCCGGCCCGGTGCAGCAGGCCGCTGTCGCCGCCCTGGCGCTGACCGCCGCAGTTGGCCCGCTGCTCGCGATAGGCGGGAAGCTCGCGCAGAACTTCCAGCTGCTCATGCGGCTGTCCCCGACCCTTTCGGCGCGGCTGTCGGGGATCGAAACGGGCGGGGCGACCGGCCGCCTCGGGCAGCTGGCCGGCGCCGCCGGCATTCTCGCGACCGCCGCGGTAGTCGGCGGGGGGATCATCGCCAGCCGCCTGAAAAACGACGCCCAGGCCACCGAGGATTTCCTGGGCGGCGTCGTGGACAGCGTGAATGAGGCCGCCGCCAGCGGCGATTTCGACGCGCTGGACGCCAAAATTGGGGCGATCAATGACGGCATCGTGGAACTGGGCGACACCCTGAGCGGTTCGCAGAACCCGCTGGACGGGTTCAAGCGGCGCCAGCTGCGCGACGGGATAGAGGGGCTGCAGGGCATCGGGAACGCCGCGGTGGCGCTGCGCGACAAGGCGGTGCAGCTAGCCGACCAGCTGCGCATCACCCGCGATGAGGCGCTGGGCCTGGCGCAGGCCGGCCCCGAGGCCGTCGCCGCGTTCCAGCGGCAGCGGGGCGCCCTGCAGTTCGACATAGACCCGATCCAGGCGGCGGCGTCGGCGGTGGACGCCCTGCAGACAGCGTTCCTGCGGGGCGAGGATACGGCGCAGCTGTTCGCTGACGCGCAGGTGCTGACCGGCGCGACGGCCGACGAATTGAGCGAATCGCTGGAAGCTCTCGGGGGCCGAGCGAATGAGTTGGGCGACCAGTTCGTGCAGGGGCTGGGCGGCCTGACGGCGGCGTTCGAAACGACGTTCGGGGACGAAATCCCCGACACCCTGGACGCTTTCTTTACGAGCTTTCAGGAACAGACTGCGGCGGCGCTGACGTTCACCGCGAACATTGAACAGCTGATAGCGCGCGGCGCGCTCGGGCTGGCGGCGTCGTTCAGCGCGCAGGGCCTGGCCGCCGCCGACCTGGCCGCCGAGGCCGTCGCGCAAACCGACGCGGCGCTGGCCGAATCAGAAACGAAATTCGCTTTTCTGCAGGCGCTGCAGGGGACCGCCGAGCAGCGCAGCCGGGCGTTCGCGACCCGGCTGACCGACGACACCGCCAAGCTGGTGGACGCCCTGCCGAATCAGGACGACATCACCCGCCGGCTGACCGAGGCGCTGGCGCAGGGCGACGACGCCTTTTTCGAGGAACTGGACCGCATCGCGCAGGAAGCCAAACAGGTGGCGGCCGCCAGTTTCCCCGGCGTCGGGGAGGCAATCGCGCTCGGCGTCGGCGCCGGCCTGGTCGCTGAAATCGACAAGGTGAAAGCGGCGGCGCAGCGGGTCGTGGACGAAACGCTGGGGGTGTTCGACCTGGGGTTTGATTTCGGCAGCCCGAGCAAGGTGACCAGGCGCATGGGTGTGCTGGTCGCGCAGGGCCTGGCCGTCGGGATCGAGCAGGAACTGGGCCGCACCGACCTGGGCCTGGACGCGTTCCTGCGGCAGCTGCCCGACGCCGGCACCGTCGCCGCGTTCCAGGGGGTGCGGGCGCCGGTCGGCATCCCGAGCCCGGCGCAGCCACCCAGCTCGCAGCCCGGCCAGGTGGCCGCCGGCGGCGTGACGTTCGGGGACATAATCGTGCCGGTCCCGCCGGGCGCGACACCCGCCGAGCAGGCGGCAGCGGTCGGGAAATACGTGGCCTGGGCCGTGACGGGGGCGACAGCGTGAGCAGCGACGGGGTGACGGTGACGCTGCGCACCCTGACGTTCGGGGACGGCACCGATTACTGCTGGGGGGCGCAGGGGATCAGCGGGCTGGGCGAACCCCCGGTGCGGAATAACGACGTGATCCGCGGGCACGCCGACGGCAGCGTGGGCCAAAACGATTACCGCGACGTGCGGCTGCTGACGTTTGACGTGGTGATCGGCCCGAAACCCGACGGGACGCTGCTGGACCCGGCCGACGTGCTGACCGCGACCGACGCGCTGATAGCGGCGTGGGCGCCGAGCGACGTGGACCTGACCCTGGCAATGGACATTTTCGGCACGGTGTGGACGTTCCTGGGCCGGCCCGACGGGCTGACGCTGGACACCTCGGCGCTGCTGAAAGGGCTGCGCACGTTCAGGGCGCTGGGCGCATTCCGCTGCCCCGACCCGGCCCGCTACTAAGGTCGCCGCCGATGCCCGAACCGACCGCCGAACCGCTATTCGACCCGACGACCGGGAAGCTGCGGGACCGGGCCGGGCTGCTGTCCACCGCGCGGGGGATCGGCCCGGCCGGCGAGCAGCTGCTGGCCGACACCGCCGACGCGCGGGTGACCCGCACCGATGCCGGCGTGAACGTGCAGCTGCGAGGCGTGGACGTGGGGGGCAGCTGATGGCGTCGGGGCTGAACCTGACCACCTGGCTGGCGTGGGCGCAGGCCGCCATCGTGCTGGACCTGGAAAGCGGCGGCGACACCGTGAAATGCGCGGCGTTCGACGGCAGCCCGGTCCCGAACCTGGACACCGACACCATTTACGGCGCCGCGCCGTGGAACGCCGGCGAGCTGGCCGGCGGCGGGTACAGCGCCGGCGGGGCGACCGTCGCCGGCATCGCGTACACCATCGAATCCACCCGGCTGGTGCTGCGGCATACCGCAATGTCAACCGCGAACGTGACGGGGGACCTGCGCTACCTGGTGTTTTGGGATGACACCGTGGGCGACCGGGTGGTGTTCGTGGCCGACCTGGGGCAGGAATTCCCGCTGCTGGCCGAGCCGCTGAACGTGAGCAGCCCCGACGGCCTTTACCGCATAAGGCGCTAACCGCCGGTGGCGACGTTCGTGCTGACCGCCCATGACGCGGTGGCGTCCTACCCGACGCTGCGGGGCAGCGGGCACCCGCTGAACGTGACGCTGCAGGTGTGGGAGGCGGTGACCGAGCACAGGGCGAGCCCGCTGCCGGGCTGGACTGGACCTGGCCCCGTCGTCGCGGGCCTGGTGCCGCCGCCGCTGGACCCGGCCGGCGACTGGTCGTGCGCGGTCGGCGCCGCCGACGGCACCCTGTTCGGGGCGCTGGACGCCACCGCTGTCAGCCTCGGCTGGGAGCTGAACGGGCTGGGGACCGACAGCGTTTACATGGCCGCGCACGCCCCGACCGCGGCGCTGCTGTTCGACGCGCAGGGCAATTTCCTGGACGGCCGCGAGGTGGAGATTTACCACGACGGCGACTACGTGAAATCGACGGTGCCGATGCCCAGGCAGGCGCCGGGGCCGACGACGCTGGACCTTTCGGGGCCGGGGTTCGCTTACCCGCTGCGCCGCCGGTACGTGGGCCGGCTGAACCCGGCGCCGAACCTGGCCGTTAACCCGACATTCGCGACCGACCTGGCTGGCTGGACGACGTTTGGCGGTGCGGTCGCCACGTGGGTCCCGAGCCCGACCAGCGACGCGGGGGTGGGCGCCGCCCAGCTCTCGCTGTCATCGGTCGGGTTCGGTGGAATCCAGCAGGACATACCGGTGGGCGGCTACCCGTTCGACACTTTCGTATGGGTGACCGCGTGGGTGAACGTCGCCGCGGCGGTGGCCGACTACATGGTGCCGCCCGACCAGGCCGGCATTCAGATCGAGCTTTTCGTGGGCGGGGTGTCGGTGTGGACGCAGATACCCGAGCCCGAGAACGGCCCCGACTGGCGGATAAAAGACCGCTACCAGCGGGTTCGTATGAAGGTCTACATACCCGCCAGCGGGGCCATGACGATGCGGCTGCAGCTGCGAGCCCCCGAGAACGTGGCGTTTTGGGATCAGGTCTACGTTCACCAGGAAGAAAGGCTTTACGCCGCCGGCGACCCGGCCACCGTCGCCACGCTGCTGGTGTCGCACGCGCAGGATACGGGGATAGGAAAAACGGACCTGTTCATAGGGTCCCGCACCGAATGGGGCGGCAGCGTCAACCTGACCAGGGCGTACAAATACAGCAGCCGGGCGAATATCTGGACGGCGCTGGGCGAAATGGCGACCCTGGAAGGCGGCATAGATTTCCTGCCCGAGCAGCCGGCCCGCACGACCCGCGAAATCGTGCACTACGCCCGCGACGGGTTCGAACCGTCGGCGGGCCGCGCCGAGATTCGCTGGGGGTGGAACATCGCCAGTTACGGGTGGGCGTGG